ATCTGCAATTTGAGAAGTTCCTACTGAACCAGCAGGAGGGTTAACTGTTTGAATTCCTTTTCCTAAAAAGACACAATACAATTCGTCAACTGTTGTAGTAGCTGTACCCATTGTTAAAGTTGTATCTGTTGCTGTGTATGTTGAAGGTTTTTGTCTAACGTTATTTAGAAACAAAGCAAGATCATCAGAATTAGCTACCGTTGTACTTAACGTATAGACAGTTCCGTTTATTGTAGTAAACGTTTGCGATGAAAGACTGATGTACGCTTCAGCCGGTATGTTTCCTATATAAGCCATATTTAACCTTATGTACTAATTGCATCAACTGCGCTTACCCAAACATCCAATGAAGAAGCTGTATCACTAACGACTTTAAGAGCATCAGAAGTAGTACCATCCATTACTAATTTTGCTCCGCCATCTAAAACTTGTAAAGCACTACCCACTGGAAGTGGTGCGTCTTTAACAAGATAAATGTCACTTGTTCCGTCATTAATATAACAACTTACATTGATTGCAGAAGTATGCACATTCGACAAAGATATACCAACAATAGCATCATAAGAATTTGCCGTTACCACAGTAGCGGGGGCTGTTCCTACGTTGTTAGATACATATCTTCTAAAATTTTGTGCCATATTTTTTCCTTATTATAACGCAATAGCCATTGCTGTTGCGAATCCTTTACTTGCGCCTACGTCGACAGCTGTGCCATCTCCATAAACTAAATTACCAGAATCATCTTTCATTACTGCTTTGTCCGCTGGTAACGTAACAAAAACAATTTTAGTTCCAGTAGTGAAATCAGTTTTAGACCCACCATTACTACTACCAATTACGGTATCTCTTGATAGCGATGTACCTGAGTGAGTATAAACACCAATACCTACTTCCCATTCTGATGAAACATCTTCACCAACAATAGTATAATATGTTGTATTACTATTTCCTACTCCCGAGTTAAAATCTATAAATCCTGTGACTGCAGCACCTAAAGTAAACGAACCTGTGCCATTAGTCGTCGAAGTTACTTTAACTCGATCGTCTGTTTTAAAAGCCATTTTTTATCTCCTATGCTACTCTTATGATAGCAGTACCTGCACCTGCCGCGGGGAACTGAATCGTAAATGTTCCGCTCGTAGATGTCTGGTCAGATCCAAAATCTAATACACAAACAGCTTTTGTACTTCCAGGGCTAGCATTCCATTTATAAATTAGTGCGTATCTTGCTGTGATAGTTGCACTTGTAAATGATCTGTCTGTAAAATCTACAATCGCAGTTGTACCTGAAGCAGATACTGCTTGTCCTGCAAGCTGTAATCCACCTGCTACATATGTTCCACTATTAGGAACTTCGTTCGCTGTAGTGTAAACTGTAGTGGTTGCTGTGTTGATTGAAGATGCACTGGTGTACAAAGCTAAATAGTATGCATCACCAGCAGTTGCGATATCATGATCGCCTGATAGTAATTCAGTTTTGAAGCTTGTCATTACCGTATTTGCCATATTTTCTCCTTAGTTGTTAAGGGCTTGGTGGAACAGAACGTAATTTTTGTCTGATCTCGCCATCCACATATTCGTCTCTTCTTCTTCGTCCTTGTTGTTCAATACCTAATCCCATTAAGGACTGAGCGTATCTTCCTTCATATACTTTTAGCTGGTCTATGTCTTTTAAAAAAGTGCATGCTTCAACCATAGCAGCATACAAGAGCGTATTGGGAGCGTTTAAACTCAAATACGTGGTAGTGTTAGATGAATCTAGTTTAGTTCCATCTGAGTTGTTAGGTCTTTTAACATAAGCAACCTCAACATTCAAGGCTGTATCTGGTGTAGGACCCAATAACAATTTTGTCTCATTCCAGTATCCATAATATTTAGGATTCCCGGTAGTTGTTCTATTACCTGTGTATTCATCAATAAAAGAACAATCTTTTTGCATTAAAGGAGTTCTTGCTCCTGTAGCACTAGTATATGTTTCAACCCATCTTATCAATAAAATACCGTCTGGCAACGTTAAAAATTCATTTCCTACAACTAAAGTAGAATAATCATTTCTTCTAAAAACATCTAAATCTACATCCGTCATAATTCTAAACTCAGCATCTGAGATAAAACCATTAATAATTGTAGAACTTAAAACTGTAGAATCTACTTCTGTGTAAGCTTTTAATTTTGCAGATAATTCATCATATGTCATGGTGTAATTGTAACAGGTCCAGCTGAAACTGGAAACCCGCCTCCTTGTATTCCTCCTGTTGTAGCATTAGTTCCAATTTTTTCAAAGGTAAAATAATTAGTAGGATCTTCTATTAAGTAAACAAGTGCTCCTGCTAAATGAGAAGCTGCCGTTGTACCAAATGCTCCTCTTATTACGACGTTTGGATTTATTGCTGTAGCTTCAGGACTCACTTGTCCCAATGAATTATCATCAGCAATAGTTGTATATTGAATAATCTCTGTTCCTATTAATATAGATTGTTTTAAAAAATTAGTAGTCGTTACTGATTCAAATGCTGTAACATTAGTTAATTTAATTCCTGTAGTTTGAGTAGCATCAATTGAACTAACTAAAGTTGTATTTAAAGCTGCTCCTCTTTTACCTACAAGAATTGTATGACCAGCTTCCTGACAAATATAAGAACCCGGAATTCCATCAACATCTAAACAATTGGAAAATTCTGGTGATCCATTTGCTGGAGTTGGAGGCCATCCCGACTCTCCAGTACTATTACTGGCTTGAGTTGTTCCTCTATATCGTACGATAGTAGAATTATTTCTTTGATGATTTGGTGAGTGTGTCCAAACTTGTGGATTACCTGCTAAATAAGTTTCAAAAGGATTTTCAGGAAGCATCACTGGAACTTTTTGATTTGTTCTTTGTTCTGGTCTTGGGTGTGCAAGAGCAATTCCATCTGGTCCAATTAAAGCTAATTCCAATTGAGGTTGTTTAGGTTCATATTCAGTATAGTGAACCCACATTCCATTCCATTCTTTAACCATTTCTTTATAGGGATATCTTAATCCTGATCTATCTGAAATAGCTATGGCTTTATTACCTGATGCAAATTTTCCCATAATTAACCTTGTGCTGGATAGTAAGCTTTAGGAGTAATGTAAGAGCTTGAAGCTGATCCATCCTCTGACAAAGCTCTTGCCAGTTCATCCTCATAATATAATTTTAATTGTTGTGTTCTATCGGGTGCAACTTTTTGACTTAAATAAAAAGCAAGTCCTGAAGTCATGGCCGGTAAAAATCTGTAAGGCGCATCTGGATCATTAGAATATATCCCTGCATCTTGAATTCTTTTAATATAATAGAAATTTAAAAAATTGTTTGTTGTTGAACTAGGAGTTAGATAAACTTTAATTTGAGTAAAATCAGCAAATCTTTGAACTAAAAATTGAGAAGGAGTTCCTGTAGCATCTTTATTAGCTAAGGCTTGATAATCAGATCTACTTACCTTTGACATTGATACATCTGTTGGGGTAGCAATTTGATTTCTATAAACGACTTCTAAAATATCTGTCGCATTATAAATATAAGCTGCATTATTATCTTGCGCTGGATAAGCTGTGCTTAAATTTCTAGCTGTTGAATTTTTATAAATTTTATAAGTATTTTGATTAGTATTTAATGCCATGTTAACATTACCTACTTCCCAAAAATGTAAACCTCTATTGCCCCATTCAGACAATAGAATATTTAATGAGCGTCTAGCACTTTTAAGATCATATCCTGCTCGTGCTTGACCGCCGCATCTTTCGTATGCGTCTTCAATTATCTCTTCAATTGATAGATTGAAGTTTACTGTTCCAGATGTTGCCATCTATTACCCTCCTATTGCCAGATTACTGCTACAGAAGTAGTTCCAGCTACCAAATCAATATATAAGCCATTAGGACTTCTAATCCCTACTGCTGAAATGTATTCTTGATAAACTGCTGAATCACTTAATTTCATTTCATAGATTAAGTTAGCAGCTACTGCTGCTGCACCACTATAAATTTGAACGTGACACGTAGCTCCACTTGGATTGATTGTAACTCCTTTAAGGGAAGTTACTCCTGAGACTACAGTCGCACCACCTGTTTTTGTTTTTAAAGTAGCAGTGACTCCTGTGTAGAATTGTTTTACTGGTGTTGATCCACCTGCATATGCCATATTATTCTCCTTATATATCTATGCTCCCGAAGGAGCATAGATAAATTAATTATACTGCTGTTGCGTCTGATAAATTATTCGCTTGAGCATACGTAAAGGTAACAGTGGTTTGCCCTGTCGGAGCACCCGCAACTGCACCTACTGTAGTTACTGTAGCTGTAATTTGAGTATCAGAACCAAATCTATCAGCTTCATCCAAAGATCCAGTTGCTAAAGTAGAGTACTCTGCTAAAGCTTGACCGTCTTGAGCTGCTAAAAAGTATGCAGCAATTCCTGTTTTCCCCATTGATATAGTACATGAAGTAACATTATTATTAACTACTGCAGTTCTTATTGTAGCTGTAAGTAATTGTGAGTTTTTTGGTATTACACCTACATTGAATGTAGTTGCTCCGGCTGCGATTGCAGTGTCAATCATAATTGATTGAGACATTACAACTTGACCAGTGTTTTTTACATTATCACCAAGTGTTGTTCCTGTCGTATATTTAATCGTTCCCGCTTTTATCGGTCCCGAAAATGTAGTTGTTGCCATGTTATATTCCTCCTAGAATATATAAATGTAGTCCCTAGGGATGTCGACTATACGCGTCTACACTTATTTTTTTTATTAAAAATGTATAGTACGTAAGATATACCCCAAATTTAAATTTGGCGCAAGTGATCCTATAGGTTTTGTATGATTTTTGTGAGCCCTAGCTAGCTATGTTTATTGAAGGCGCTGCGTCTTCAATTTGGTTAACACGGTGAGCAACTTTTGCTTCTTCTAGTTTAATTTCAGTGACGATTTCTTTAATTTTATCGTCAATCTTAACCATGTCTAGGGTATATCGACCTGAATCGTTATACTCTTGTTCCCAACTTAACTCCAAGGACTTCTTCTGTTTGTATAGATCTTGAGTCATTTATAACTTCCTCATAAGTTATCCATTTACCAGTTTTACTAGTAAATCCATCAGTATCAAATTTTACCTCATTTTTACCTAGTTTGTCAAGGATTGATTTTTCAATACTTAAAGCATCATCTTCAGATATAACAGTGAAATCTGCAAAATGCCCATGGTAACGGATTTGTACTCGGAAGTTTTTCATAGTGTATTTCTTACTTTATTTTTAAAATGAGGCGGTTTTAAGGCCGCCCCATTAATTTATTTATTACGCACCTGCATTGCCGTATATGCCACGCCAGTCAGACCAGCCGAAGCTGTATCTTTCTCTTGCTTTATATCTAACATTACCAGTATCGAAGTCGCCTTCCATAGCTGTTTTTAATGGTGCTCTAACAAAGTGCTTCATTCCATTTGGAACATCTGTTTTAAGAAACCAAGCATCTGAATCAGTTAAGTAATGGTTCACAGTATAACCTTGTGGAACCATACCCATGTTTTTCAGTGCATTGATATCATTATCAGCCGTACCAACTCTACCTTGAGATTTCATAATTCTCTCAGCAGTGAATTGCAATTCTTTAGGAATGATCATTTTCGTTCCTTGCGCTGCAATTTTAAGACCTCTCTCATCTTGGTAGCCAGCGATATCAATTAACGCTTGCTCTAAAGATGTTTCAGAAAGATCCGCTGCTGTAGTAGGGATGTTTGACTGATTTCCATTAAGTGTAGGGTGAGCGTTACCGCATAAAGATTCACCATCTCCGCCATTAAAGCCGGTTGCTGCGAATGCATTAATTAGAACGTTTGCACCTTTAACTTGTTTGGATGTTGCCATTGAACGAGCTAGTGCTTTTGTATAACGAGAAGAGATTCTGTCGTAGAGATTATCTTCGATAGCTTCTTCTGTTAAAGCGAAAGCTAATGCTATTGTTTCCATTGTGTATCTAGCTGTGTACGTTTCCTGAGCATCGTCGTATTGAACGCCGGATCCTTCAGGTTTTGTATCAGCAGTACCGAAACCACTTAACATTACTTCTTCCTCAAAAGCTCTATCAGATGATTCTTGATCGAATATCTGATTTGCTTCGTTTTCGTATCTTTTGTATTCCAAGCCGAAAAGTGCATTCAAACCTGGTTCTAGTTCTTTAACTAGCTGTGCTCGTGATATTGCCATGTTTTTATGCTCCTATATTCCCGCAACAGTTTGAGAATATTTCAAGTTTTGTACAACTATAATATTTGCAAACGTGTTTGCGAAATCGCTGTTATCCGGATCTTCAGCTCTTCTTAGAGCTAGCCAACCGAATGCACCACCTGCTGCTGGAGTAGTTAACGAAGTGTTAGATCTACCTCCTACAGAAGTGCCTGAAGCAGAAGTGTCAGCTGTTCCGCCGAAAATAGCTTGTATGTTATTTTCAGTCGGTGCGCCAGCAATTGCTGATGTCAGAGCGATTTGGTATTCTTGGAAAGGGTTGTCGTTAACGAATGCAGTGATGAGTTCTCCTGCTACCACTCCGACCGCGTTTAAATACGCATTATTCCATGTAGGTTTACTTGTAGTCGATGCATTGTAAAAACAACCATTGAATACGCCTAAGAAATTATTGTTAGTCGAAGCACAACCGTTAGTTAAAAATCCACCAGCAGCAACTACTGCCGTTTGATCTAAAATAACTGGTTCGCCTTGGTAGATATTGAACGCGGCACCGTTTTCGATTTGGTATCTAGATTGACCAGATGTCGCTGGAGTATTTCCAAGCGTCATTACTGGCGTTAATCCACTACCTTGTGTTTGTCGATTTGCCATTGTTATATATTACCTTTTCAAGTGTTCATAGTTTGACCTATGAACGGTTAATAAAAATTCAGTAGTGAGGATTGACCTTAAAAGAGTGACTAAAAAATTAATCGTCCTTTTTTGCACCACCGAAACTATACGAAGTACGCCTTTGACTGCTCATTGGCATACTTGGATGTTGATCCTTTAGAGGCTCGTTTTCTACTGCTTCGTTTTTTTGTTGCGCCATTTTTTGAAAATGTGCATCACGTTGCTTCGCGAGTTCTTCCGGCATTCTAGCCAACACTAGACCACCTACTCCTATGTACCCTTTATACCGACCTTGCTCTAAAGCGGGAAAGTTAGCTTGAGGATAGGCATCAGCTCTTACGAGTTCCCATCCTTGTCTTAACTTAGCGGTGATATTTTTAGTATCATCTACGCCCATCGTTTCAAAACGAATCCAACGCTGTCTATAGCCGTCCGGACATTTAGGTGCATCTAAGTGAGATGAATTCACCCAAACCTTTGGTCTTTCAGATTCAGACCTAGTTTGCTGAGCACGAGGGGTTTTATTTTCTTGTTTATTCATATGCTTATACCTCCTTCATGGTTAATTGTCTTGCATAGTCTTCTAGTGGCACGCTTAATTTTTTAGCTATTGCTACCTGTGAAGGCGTGAGAGTCACAGTTTTGCGACCAGGTTTTATGTTTCGTGCGGCTGATGAAGACGCAGAAGCAACCGTCTGTACGGGTTTGGTCGAAGTCGTATTTCCAGTTCTATCAAATTTATGGGGAAAGTCAACCTTAATTCTTTTGTCTATTTCTACATAGTATTCATTAGATTTGGGATCAAAACCTTCTTTTTCCACTAAATCCTTATGGATTTCAAAAGCAGTAAATGTCATAGCTCGGTCTTGACCGAACCATATATTTTTCTCTGCCCAAGCTTGTGCTTGTGGATCAGGAGGAGTTTCACTAGGAAGCTCTTTCGGAGTTTCCCTATGTCTCATATGATCTTGTGTATCGGGTGTTCTAGCTGTTTCTTTTTTTTCAGAACGATATTTCTCCGCAGCGCCAAGTCTAGCTTCCTCAATAGACAAAGCAGCAATTTTTCTATTGGCTGCAACTTGTTTTTGAGCGTCTCCATTTTCAATGGCAGAAGCTAATTCTTGTTGTGCTGAAGTCATACTTTCTTTTACTTTTTCAGAAAAAGCTTTATCGTATTTTTCTTCTGTAGTTTGAAACTGATTTCTAGTAATTTCTATTTCACGTTTAGCTCCAGCTGCATAATCTAATGCTGCTTTTTCTCTACGTTCAGCTTCTCTTTTTTGTCGAGTTAATTTAGAAATTCTTTTTTGAACTCCTTCACTATACTCTTTTAATTTATCTTCTTTAGTTTCTACTGGTTCTTCTTTTACTGATTCTTCTACTACTTTTATTTCTTCTACTGGTTCTACAATAGGTTCCGTTACTGGCGCAGCTTCGGCTTCTTTAACGGTATCATCCGGTAAATCTACTTCAACGGCTGGGCCTGTTGTATCAAGAGGAACTGACTTAACTTCTTCTACCTCTACTTTTTTTACTTCTTCGTCTGGCATAGTTCTCCTTTTCTATGTTTAAAACTCGTGGACAATGTCCTCCGGGTCTTGTATGGTTGCGATGATTTCATCATCGTTTAATAGGCGTACTTCGCCACCTTCTATCTTAAACCTAGATCCTGCATAACGAGCGAATATAACCCAATCGCCTTCCTTGCACCATGGACCTTCGGGATATCTTTCTTTATTCTTATAAGCATCTGGACCAACAGCTAATACATTACCACATACAGTAGCAAGTTGTTGTCGTTCTATTTGCTCATCAGAATATATAATTCCACCTTTAGTTTTTTTCTTACCTTTAAAAGGCAATACTAAAAGTCTCCAACCAGTAGGTACTGGTAGTTTACTTGATTGTTCTTTGTATTTTTCTTCTAATGCTAATTTAATATTTGGGTTGTTTTTTGATGTCGATGACGCTTCCTGTGTGTTTTTCATATTGCTCCTTTTTTTCTAGCAGGTTGGATATCTCCTGTAAGATGGCTTCATAAGCCTTGATTTGTCCTACGTTATACTTGTAAGATTCTATATTGTCAATGCTTCCTGAAGTAATTGATACAGTCAATGCACTTAAAGCATTTCGAATGTCTACTCTTAGACTTTGTATTAAACTATTATTTTCCATCTTATACCCCTACTTTTTTAATAGCTTTTGTATGGGCTTTGGTAAAACTAGATCCTTTTTTAATATCTTTTTTCATTGCAGACATGTGTTTAGCTGAATGATGTTTTGAATGTTCTTTCATTTTTTTATTAGTACCTGTACTAAAATTTGTTCTAATGGGAATTCCCCCACTAGGATAACCGTCTTTGTTAGATGAAAAATACTTAGGCATAGCCATAGCTTTTTTATCTTGATAACCCATTACTTGTCCATTGTAGAGACAGCAGAATAAGCTTTATTACCAGCTGCTTTTTCAGCACCTTTAGACTCATCTCTTCTATCTTTTAAAGATTGAGACTTAGTAGATTCAGCACCATCTTTTGCACCTAAAGATTCATCAAGTCTATCATTGTAGCCTTGTTTTTTCTCTGTGCTAGAATATGGGAATCTAGGCTTGTAAGGTCTATTTCCAAAATCGTTTCTCATATTTAACTCCTATCGTATTATTAGATTAAACGCAATCTATTTTTTAGGTCCACCATTTCGGAATACTTGCGTTCCTTTTATTCCAAAAATACTTGCCACAACGGTAATCCATAAAGTTTGGAACCATACCGGCAGTGAGCCAAAATGATGAAAGAAAAGTTCTATCTTCTGCATCATTAACGGATCCTCACTGAAAACTCCCCAGGCAAGCACAATTATGGGCGCCGAAATAATAACAAGAACGATTTCGTCCTTTAGATCGTTATCTCGGGATTCTAAAAGTTTGCCTTGGTAAGATTCCTCACCTCGCGCCATACGCTCGGCGTGCATCAAAGCTGCATCCGACATAGCGGCTTTTGTCTTCTGTCTGTTCTGATAAATATGACCCCCAGTCTTGAGAGCCATCTTCGCTAGACCAAACCACATACTAATACCAAGTAGCTTTTTTGCTTTTATTAGCTAGCATTCTACTTGTGCCTCTAACTTGAACCACTTGAGATTCATTTGGATTAGTTGCTTCGATTTCTTTACCACCTGTTGGTAAACCATCTTTAGCAATTCCTATTCCAGTTGTAATCTTAGGTTCTTTACTTTTTTTCTTTTCCATTTTTTCTCCTATGATTTTGGACCTTTTAATGTATTAACGTCTTTTCGTTTAATATTTGCAACGTCCATTTTAACTCTATCAGACATTGTTTGCTTGGTCAAAGAAGTATCTGCTCTTAAATGAGCTAATTCTTCATTTTGCTCTAATTTATCGTCTTCAATACCCTCTCTAGATATTAATTTAGCATTTTCAATATTTTTACGTTGAGTTAGTTCTTCTTCTTTTCTTTGAGTATCCATAGCTTTTAAATCAATTTCTCGAGATTTAAGTTTAAGTAATGGATCATGATCAAACTGAGAAGTAATTTTTTTCTCTTCCTTCATAAAGTCTTCACTAATCTCAGCTACCAAAGCAGCTTTTCTAGCCTCTATCTTTTGCTGTATTTGTTGCATTTGCATTTGTATCTGTTGATCCTGAGGATTCTGCTGAGACATTTGCATCATTTGTTGCATTTGAGCTGTTTCTTCTGGAAACTCCATTTGAACTTGTTCAGTAGCCATTAAGCTAATGTGTTCTAAAATATTTTTTTCTATGGCAGCCATGACGACCGGGTTATTACGTACCATATTCATGGCCATAAAATGTAAGTGTGCACTTACATGTGCTCTATGGTCTTGTCCCTGATAAGCTTGAAAATTTTTCTGAGCTAAAGCATCAATATGCTCTAACGCAGGATCTTTAGGCTGTGGGGGTGGCGGAGGAGGTAACACCTTATCGATGTCCTTAATTCCTAACGCCGTATACATTGTACGATAACATTCATATAAGTTATGCATTTTGGGGTTTGACATAGCTAACTGTAATTCAGTTTGAGCCATACTTATTCGTTGCGTCTGACTATTTATATTAGGATCAGCAACTGGTAAAATGTCTATCCGTTCGTCGAAGTCTGCTGCTTTGATCGTTCTTTGCGCACCTACAACATCATAAGGATATTCAGGTGGTAAAGATTGACCAAATACTTTTGCTAGAAGTTTAAACTCATCTCTAAGTCCTGCGTACAATCTTTTGTGAATTGCACTCATAACTCTTGAGCCTCTTTCTAATAAAGCGACTGTAGTTCCTACAGCTGCTCCTTGATTTCCATCGCCTACTTGCATATCGGCAATAGAAGCAAATCGTTGTCCTGCCTCTACAACTGTTCCCATCAGTTGCATTAGAACCGGTGATGGTTCTTTATAAGGCAAATTCATAAATGAATCTTTTAAATTTCCTCCAGGAGCGTCTACATCTCTCCATTCTCCTGGTTGTAATGGAGAAGCATCATCTCTTATTCTAATACCTCTCATTTTAAATCCGGCTGGTAAATTGGATAATGTACCAGCATCTAATAATTGGCGGAGAGCGACCGTTGCGGTACGACTCAATCCGCCAATCATATGTATTAATCCGAAACCATAAAATCCTAGTCCAGGCAGAAATTTGAAATGGACGAAATATTGGATTTTACGTTTGTTTGGATCGTTGGGCGCATAGTTCTTTCTGATTGAAAGAACTGTACGGCTTCCTGCATCGATTGTAACGATGTAGGGTAGTTTGATCCCTGTAGGTTCTCCAGTTTGTGGATTAGTGTCTTCGAAGCCCTCCAGGTCCAAATTCGTGTGGCACTCATACAGAGTGTAAATATCTTCAGGTTTAGTTCTTTTTTGACCTTCTAAATCTCTTTCTTTTGTTTTTAATTCATCTTCTATAATAGGCGGGGTTCCTAATTCTACATCTCTGTAAAAACCAGCCACTTGTTGTTTTCTAATTTCGTTAGAAGACATTTTAACAACATGAATAATACATTCTGCATCTTCTAAACTAGTTGCTGAATAAGGAACAAGTAAATCATCCGCTTGAACAAATTTAGAAACCGCTTGTTGTTTAATGTCATCATAATAAACTTTTTTAAAAGTAGATCCTGCTAATGGTAAATAGAAAAGCATTTGATCAAAATCTTCATCATAACCTTCCATTTCATCCATCAACATAAAATTCATGTAATTTTTAACACGTTGTGCTTGTTGATCTTTTTGAGGTGTTGAAATTCCCATAACCTGTGTTCTTACAGGGCCACCTGCGGGTAGTAATTCTTTGTAAGCTTGCGCTTGAAATTGTGTAACTGCTTCTGCTAAAACTGGGTGCGTGGCACCTGAAGCTCCATCAAAAGGTTGTGTTCTTGTTTGGTATTTGAATCCTAATAAATCAAGTCCTTGAATATAAGTTGATTCCCATTCTTTACGAGAAACTTTATAATCCATTTGTTTTTCATAAAGATCTGATCCTAAAGGACTTAAAGCATTTTCAGGTAAAAGTTCTGCTAAATTTGCGTTGTGATCATCGGGATTACCAGGTTTAACTTGAGAAGGATCGAAATTAACTTCAACGCCTCCATCACCCAGTTCCGTGATCCGTGGACCTTCAGTCTCAGTTTTTGTTTCACTAATATCAACATCAACTCCAGCTTCTTCTCTATCTGCATCCAGATTTTGAATATTAGGTAAGGCCTTTTCTATAGGCGAATATTTATTATCATCTGCCATTATTTAATCCACTTGTTGTATATATCACCAGGCTGTAAAGAACGCAACCCTCCCATTTGAGGAGTGGGTCCTGATAAAGGAGGCGGGCCTGACGCAACGCCGCCCATGGATTTTTTAAGCCTAATAGGCAAGTTATTCTCCCCTTCAATCCAATCGCCATCCGCGTTTTGAGTTCCTGTTGCATCACCAAAATGCTCGTCTGTTCTATTATACAGTTTTATTTCATTAGCGGCTTTTATTTTATCTTTTTTAGTCATGCCTACAACCCATTCTTCCATAGCTGCTACAATTTCATCTGCATCATTAACATAATCTAAGTACGTTTCTGAATCGGGGTTAGGATTATCTGGAGTTGTGCTTGTATAATCTGGTTCTGTATATGAAAATTCAGGTTCAGTAATAACCACTTCTTCTTTAGAAAGTCCTTGTCCTAATTCATCGGCAGCGTAGTTTTGTGTTCCTGTTTCTCCAGGTTGGTAATACATAGATCTTTCTATGTCGTCACCATAATTATCAGTGCTTCTCCAAGAAATATGAAAAGCTCCATCCTTCATAACTTCTATTTGTACTGGAACTTGTTCTGTTCTAGTTTCACTATGTTTACCTGTACTTCCCCAGTGATCTTTTTCACCTTTTGATGTAATAGGATTACCATCGGGATCACTTTTGATTCCACGGTCCTTATTAGTAGAAGTATAATATTTTCGTTTTACCGGCAGCATCACTTGGTATGAAGCACCTTCAATAAAATTTTTATCGGGTAATCCTTTTAAAGCTCCCTTTTGTGTTGTTGCTTTTAAAATAAATTGTGGAAGCCATTCTGGCATTCCTCCTTGAACACTTTCAAATGTTCGGGCTACCTTTGCCACATCTTTTACTTTTTTTCCTGTTAATATATCAGGTACAAATTTACCTATAGCTGCCATTATTCCAGCTACTCCTACTGTTTTTATGAAATCTCTTTTAGCCATATCAACCTGACCTTCGCTAGCCTCTTTAATTTTTTTAAATTTCGCAGCAGAGGCCGTTTTTAAAGCCTTGGGAAGAGCTGCATATAATAAAAAAGGATCTGCTATCATTCCAGCTAGCTCAGCACCTAGGGCAACTGATTTAACACCTTCGGGAACATTTCCTTCTCCAAATCTTTTTGTTAAACCTTCTAAACCTTCGTCAGCTTTTTGAGATAAACCTGTTTTATCTCCCCATGATAAATCAGGAGATAAAAAATCCATCCAATTCATTTCATTATTATTTTCTTTTAAATACTTTTCCATGTCGTCTTTAGACTGGTAAGGTGCCAAACCTTTTTTATGTAATTCTTTAAATACGTGAGGAACAATCTCAACCATCCACTCAGCTGTTTCTACAACGCCTTTACCTAAATTAGCTCCAGTCATTTTTAAACCTTCTTTAGTTCCAAAAGATTTTTTCATAACATCGGCTTGATAAGCAGGGATGATTCCAAAAGATTCGTCATCTTTGTATTCTGATTTATGTTTGTAACCATCAGCATTAGCTTTTTGTCTATCTTCATAATCTTTTCTATCTGCGTCAGCATTTTTTGCTGCGATCTTTGCCAACACATTAGGGTCTGTGCTATCTAACATTTTTTCCCAACCTCTAGAGTCACCCATCATAGAACCATCACGGTACTCGAGCCTTGGGACAATACCACCTTCAGCCATGTTTAATTTATCTCCGATCATTCCCAAAAACTCATTTGTTTGTTTAGCATCTTCTCCTGGTGTTAAAGGAAAATCAGATAAAATACCGGGACCATCCCAAGTTTTATATTTATCTCCAAACATCATTTGATTAGCAACCATAGCAGGAAGTAATCCTTTTGCTACAAGTCGCTTAGCAACTTTTTTGCTCATTTCTTTAAATGGTATATTAGCTCCTAGTTTATTTTTTCCTTTAAATCTCATTGGATTGCCACCAATAGGTTTTAATTTTCCAGTTTCTAAATCAAAAGTTTCAAAATATAAAAGACCTCTTAATGCTTTAGGTATTTTATCGCTTTCGCGTCTAGCTAAAAAATTAATTTCTTTAATTCTTCGTTCCCATCCTTTAGGTTTATTTTCAACTAATTCGAGTAATTCTTTTCCTAAAGTATTTCTTGCTTTTTCAAAATTTTGTAATTTTACAGAATTAGTTTTAATATCTAATTCTCCTATATCATTCCAGCTTGGAGAAATAGCTAGAATCTTATCTCCCAATTTTATTCCTTTTAAACGTCCATGATGTATAGGCATATCTTTAGTTCCTATAGGTGTAATTTTATTAGGATCACCTGCTTTTTTAATATCATATTTTACTTTTTTAGCGGCTAGTTCTTCTGCTTTAGAAACTTTTTTAAAATCTAAACCCATATCATTAGCAACTCGATTAATCTGCTTGCTAATAACAGCATCAGCCGTTCCTTCGTCAAAATATTTAGCAAACTCTTTAATATTCATTGTTTGTTGAGGTCCAACTCTTGTTCCGCTTTTATATTTTCTAATATCAGCCAAAAGGTTTTCTTTATCCGCACCAGAAAGAACTCTTTCAATTCTGCTGCCGGCTTTAGTACTTTCTGCTGATTTTGCAATTCTTGTTTCTTTGGATGTGGCTGTCATCCCTGGCGTTAATTCTAAATTAGCTCTTTTTAAAACTTCTTTAATATTAACTCTTTTATTATCTAAAGTTTTAGAGTTATCCAGAGTCACTTTTTCCATGATTTCTGCTATATAGGGCTTTCTCCCTGTTGCTTCTAAAATCTCTGCATAAATTTTTTTAATTTGTTTAGCTAAAGGTTTCTCTCTTCCATCTATACCCCCACTTCCTGTCGGTGGTGTTTTTTTAGGATTATTTATTTTATTTCTTAAAATCTCAAAATCTTCTGCTAAATCTTGTTGAGGATAAACTTGATCTCCTCTTATTCCTTCTCCTGCCATACTAATACGAGTTTTTGCAGGAGCAAATCTGTGTTTGTTTTGTATGTCTATTAATTTTTTATATTCAGGAGATAGAGATAAAGATCCTCTGTCTTTAAATCCTACTCTTCCCCCTTTATTTAAATATTGTTGTCCTAAATTTTTTCTTATAGGCGTGGGATTATCAGAACTATCTAATTCATTCGTTTGTGGATTAAAAATAAAATAAGCCATTATTCTACACGTCCTCCATCAGCGAAATCTGTATCTCCTGGAAAATCTCCCCAATCAAACTCAGGCATAAAATCTTCATATTGAATTTTGGCTTGATCGGCCATTTCACCTCTTACCCAAGCTAATGCATCATTAGGACTCTGTCCTTCTTCTTTCATAACTTTTCTAGCTTTTCTTATAATATCAATTTCTTGTAAGTTATAGCCTTCTTGAGCTAAATCAATATCAGTTAATTCTTTTTCAAAATTTTTCATTAGACGAATGTTAGGTCTATCTCTTTTAGCAGCTGTTTGTTTATAGGCATCAGAACCTGGTAAAACTTTAGTGTCTTTACCACCAACTACTTTAAGATCAGGTTTACCTGATTCAGTAATTGGATAGCCAGGTTTGGCATCAATTCCTAATGCTTTAGTAATATCATCATATTTTTTATTTCCTTTTGAAATAACTTCAAAATCTTTTTTAGATTCTAATATTGAATCTAAAACTGCATCTTTGTTAAGTTTGCCATCTGCAGAAAATAAATTATCTTTAGAAGGTGTAACATCAGAGGGGAAGTTTTCTGGTTTTAGATACTGCTGAAATTCTTCTGATTGTTTAGCTAAATCATCTAATGTAAATTTTTTGTGTTCAGGATCAGCTCTTGCCCAATAAGGATCATCACCATAAGCAATGTGATTCATTGCTTCGTCAATTTCATCAATTGATGTTTTAATTTGATCTTGAGATAAATACTCGCCGGCTTTAACAGGTCCTGCTTTGGTTTTAGCAAGCAAACCATTTTTCATAGCTTTATCTGTTAACTTCATTTTACCTAAGTCTGTATAAATATCGGTTTCAGATAAACCAGGTGCCATATCATCTAATATTTTAAAAGCATCTTCACCAAAGTGATATCTAAATACATCCACAGGATCGACAGTCACTAAACGAATAGCGCCGCCTCCTTGCATATCTGCAGCAGAAGTAAGCTGTCGAAGGTGTTCATCAGACAATTGAATTAATCCTCTGTTGTGAGCTTCTATTAAAATAGGTCTAGCAATAGCTCTTCTTGTACCTGTGTTTTTAAGAGTCTGAGAAGGGCCTAGATCATCTAGTAGTTTTTTAAAATTAAGTCTTCCATCATCATCAATAATACCTATTTCTTTATTTGATCTTTCCATATCTTTTATTAATGCATCAGACTTTCTTTTCATCAAATCAAACTCGTAACCTAATTCTTCCATGGTTTGAGGTGCATTAGCGTCAAAATCTTCATTATATTTAGAAGATGCTTTAGTTGCATTCATATCTTTTTCATATTTCAAATAAGCGTCTTCAGGTTTGATTTTATCTTTATAAAACTTACTTTCTAAGTCATTTAATTTTGTTTGCGTTCTTTTCCACTTATCAATGTTGGTTTCCCAGTTTTTTAACTTAGTTTTGTCCAGTGTAAGAGTATTTTCAAAAATTTCTTTACTTGTTCGAGCAATTTCTGCATCGAGTAGTTTATATTCGTTTAATAAGTGATAATATTGTCCCTCGGCTCCAACTCGCTCAATAGAATACTTTGAAATGTTAGGATCATACATTAAAGGACTTTCTAAAAGCATATATTTGCCTTTATCCTTTTTGGTCATGATTCGACCATCAATACCGGGCATCTTAACTTGAATTTTTCCAACTTTGCCCGCAACTCTCTCAGCTTGCTTGGTATTCATACCAAACGACTTTAAAAATTTTATAAACTTATCCATAATACTGCCTTTTAACTTTTTCCTGCTTGGGATCTTTGTAATCTTCAGGGTGCGTGATTAATCCACCTTGTCTAAAACGCATAATTGCCTGAGTTGTACTATCCACTAAATCGTCATGATCTCCATGAGGAAATGCTGCGCACTCTTCAATCACTTCGTCAGCAAATTTCTGAGTGGGCGCCCATATCATACCAGATTCAAACAAAGGTGCAACAGAATTGACTCTAACATGCTTGTCATTTCCTTTAGACGGCGTAAAATTGACAACAGGTATATCCATTTGTCTTAATTCATATGTCAGCGGAAGTCCAGCAGCTTTTGCTTCAATTAAAACTGTTTCTGGATCCCAATATTTATATGCAGCAAGCGCACGACGTCTTAATTCTGGAAATTCCCACCTTCCCTTGATGGAATCGAGCAATATGAGGTTTTGACCCGAGTCATCATTGGGAGTAAATACACCCCACGTAGTAATTGCGGAGAAATCGGCTGTTTCTTTTTTTAAATAAGCTGTATCATAACTTTGAATAACATGTTGTAACGGCGGCACAAAATCTTTTTCCCATTTCTTCCACCATTCACGTTTAATTAAAGCACCTTCTTCTGAAGTAGGTTTTTGCATCCATTGCGCGTTCCATTTTCCTACAGGTAGGGTTGCTTTTACTTTCTCTAATTCATCAATTTTCCAATATTCTGGCCACACAGCTTTACCATTTGGTAAGATAGCTGGAAATTCTACTACTTCCCATTCATCTGCTTTGACTGCGCCTTGATTTTTTAATAAAATTCCTGTTAAATCTTTAACTGACCACCTGGTCATAACTAAAACAATAGAAGCTCCTGGTTGTAGACGTTGTCGTGGTCCTGAGGTGTACCACTCATACGCATTTTCCATTGCATTTTGAGACATAGCGTCTTGCTCCGAGTGTGGATCGTCAATAATCAAGAGATCCGCACCACGGCCCGTGATTGCACCACCAACACCAGCGGCAAAGTATTCACCACCTTGAGCGGTTTCCCACCTACCGGCTGCTTTGGAGTCTTCTTGTAATCTAGTTTTAAAAATTTTGTGATATTCTGGAGAATCAATTAAATTTTTTGCTTTACGACCAAAACGAATTGCAAGTTCCCCGGTATGGGTAGCTTCAATAATTTTTAATTTTGGATTTCTTCCAATCATCCATGCAGGTAGCAAATAAGATGAAAATTCAGATTTTGTATGCCTAGGGGGCATATTTATAATTAATCTTTTTATTTCGCCCGTGGCTAATTTATTAAATTTTTCTGCAACAATTTTATGATGGGGCCCCTCAATAAATTCAGGCCAAACGCATTTAACAAAAGAAAGAAAATCGTCTTTAGCTTTATTTTGTATTTTTTTTTCAGCATGCATTACTCGATAGCGTTTGAATTCTTTCCTTACATCGGCAGGCAACTTGCTAATATTTATATTATTTAAGTCCATGGTACCAAAATGATTTTAACCTGAATGACTGTCTAAATCAAGCAATAAACCAAAAGTAGTGGGACCCCTTTATTTATATATATGATTAAAGCAACTAGCAGAAAGCTAGTCGAGATCTCGAACGGGTCCTACTGATTAAGTAGGACACCACTCTAGTAAGTAAAGTTATAGCTGTCTAGTCTGTATGTTCAATGTTCCGTCCTCATTGACAGATGTATCGTCATCATATTGTTGTTCTGTTATTGGTCTTTGCTCTTTAGTTAGATAATTATATACATAGTAAGCATTGTTATCGGCACCCCAATTTCTAATAGTTCGCCATGCATTATCTTGCGTCAATACTTTAGGCTCATGTATTCTACCATAATGATTGATAGCTTGTTCGCCATGCTGATTAAACCAATCGCGTTCGCATTGCATTGAACACGCGTTACGACCTAGATAATAAAACTGTGATCTTCTTCTTGTTTCATTTCTCTTATTATCTTTCGGTCCTTTCTTTCTGTCTTTGGTGTCATATGTATGGCACAACGGACCTTGACAATATTTCATTTTAAGGCTCCTATTATATTCTCTAAGCTTGTCACTACGTCCTTGCTTATGTGTTGCTCATCACTTTGATAGTGGTAGTCTTTAAGAAGTGATTTCAATTCTTCTCTTATTTGTTCTATTGTCATTGGTCTAGTTTGTTCTGTTGTCATTATGCTAACACCTCGTAGTTAACTGCTGTTCTATACTTGTTGCCCGTATCTGCATCAACATCATAATAACATAAACAGTTATCCCCTTTCTTAGATATCCAAGTTCTGCAATTCTCATCATACTTGGCTCGTCTAGTAATTGTCTTGCCATATTTCTTTGCGTAGAATCTAACATTGAAATACATATCAATGTTGAATAGTTGTGTGTCTTTCTTAATCATTTGTGTCCTTTCTGTTATATCCCTCATTATAAGGGATATAACTTAATAATACAAGAGTTAATTTACTGATTGTGCTTGGTTATATATTATCCTTTCTGCTATCTTTTGCTCTCTTGTTTTTTCTGTGTTCTTCATAGCTTTAATACGATCAGCTAAGTTCTTAGGATTGTAGATAGTAAGACCAGTAGAGTTTGTTCTAATGATTTCAC